TTATATGTTTTGAGAGTTGGTTTTTAAATTTCATAGATGCCTTGTTGCCCACGCTATTATTATGCGAATCATTATTTAACGCTATAGTAACTTTATCCAATCTATACCTAAGAATATAATTTATAATACTACTCGATAAAGAAACGCCAAATACTACTATTGTATTTTTTATACCGCAGTCATAAAGAGAAAGCATATCTCCTATGCTTTCAACAATTATAATCTCCTTAGACTGAGATATGCAGTTTTGGTTTAAAAAACTAGGATAAATCCAGCTACTAGTTTGCCCTAAGTGCTTCCATTTGACTGTGTTAGGATTATTTGATATGTCTCTACCTGTAAATCCAGATATATACCCCTTTTCATGAAATATGGGGAAGACATATCTATTATAGAACTTACCGCCTTCTACGCCATTGTCCAGTCCTCCTTTAAATAATTTTATAGTATTTAATGAAACACCTCTGTTTAGCCAGTACGAATGTTCTGATTTTATTCTGTCTAGGTTTTCTTTGCTAAATTTTTTATTAAAAACCAACGGCTCATCTTTTTCTATCTTGATGTCATACGAAGAAAAGTTAACATTTTTTCCATTAAGCCAATTAGTAGCTTCAGTTTTAGATTTTAGATTAAGGGATACTTTTATGAGTTCTGAAAAATCACCTTTTATAGTATCGCTTCTAGCGAAGTCTACGAAGCTTCCAGTGTTTTTATGAACGCTTAAACACGCGCTGTCAGAACTTCGATATATTGGAGACATCCTAAGATAATCCCCATACTGTCGTATATTAGCATATCCAATGCTCTGCAATATCTCTTTTACATCCATTTTTATAAAAGCTGCTCACCTTGCTCTTCGTTTGGATGCTGATCATCTAATATAAATCTATCCTCTCTGAAATTTATAACATCTCTAAGCGAGCCGCGTTCTTCTAGGAAATAGTTGTCGAAAGATATGTTATAATAATGCATTTCATTTTGAAATATTCCGTTAGGCATTCGTCTTCTTAGGTGGTTGTTGTGTCCCATGGCTCTTTCACCTTGGTTTCTTCCTTTCAGAACATACATTTTATGAGTGCCGAATCTAAGATCTTCAAAATCTCTTTCGTCAATTGCTTCTTCAGCGTCTTCTAGATCCATTCCCTCGTCAAGCGCAAGCTCGTCTGGTGTTTTAGGTCTTATGTAAAGTACTGTTTCTGCAAATCTTTGCAGCTTGTCGGAGTCACCAATGACTGTAGTATCGTCTGATACTTGGTCTGATCTTCTATTTCTTGACTCTGCGCTTCTATTGGCTTGGGCTGCTGTTACTAAAGTGGCATTAATTTTTACGCAACAGTGTCTTAGTTTTTTAAATTTATCACCCAAGACCTGTCTCTCTCCCCAGCCGTGTTTTATATCTTCAGAATTACAGTTAAGATAATCATAGCCTACAACGCATGGGTTTCCTCTGCCAACGGATTTATAATACCAAGATTCAATAATCTGAATTGTTTCTTCTAGTGGTTGATCGCCTATGTAAACATGGTAGTATTCAAATTCTTCATCAATTTCATCTATGGCCGATCTAACTTTTTTAACTAGGTCTTTATTTTTTCTCCACTTGCCTGTTTCTACTGCATGTATGGGGATTTTATGCTGAGATGAAAATATTCTATCGGAGACTAGCTCATACTCCATCTCAGTGTCTAATATTAGGACTGGTACTTTATTATTTTTCGCTACGTAATGACAGACTTGGTGTATTGTGCTACTTTTGCCGATGCCTCCTCGACCTACGAAAAGGGTTGCAGTACCAGTTCTTAAACCTCCATAATCTAAGTTAAAATCTGGAAAAGGCGTGGGGTAACCCATGGTATCTTCTGGGTTGTTGCCTCGCTCTTCAAGTCTTTCTCCAACGCCTGAGTAAATTTTTCTAGGCGTGAATTCTGATTCTTGTAATTCGTATCTCTCTGATTTTAGACCGTCTAACTTAGATATAACTGGTACTATGTCTTTAGTATTTTTTGCATCAAGGGCTATTTTTGCCACTTCTTTAGCTTTTTTAAATTCGTGTCTTAAATAAGCTAATATGTGGAGTTCTTTTATGCATTCTAAAGTACCATCTTGAGTAATTGAACTATATTGTGAGTTTTCTAAATATTCAAATATTGGAATTCCGTCCTTATCTTGAAATCCGTCTCTTTTACAGTCTCTAGATAGAGTAACAATATCTACAGATGATGCGGATAGACAGTTGTTCTTAAAAATATTAAATATTATTTTATGAGTCGGATGAGTAAAGCAGTCTTCTTTTACAATCGACTGGTTTTCTAAAAATATACTAGGATATTTTATTAATCCATAAACTACATCTTTTTCCAACTCAAGGTCTTTTAGTTCGTTTTCTCTATTTGAAATTGTTTTATTCATCGCAGTCCTCGTCCTGATCTGTGTCGTCGTCAAAGTAATTATTTAGCATTAATCCTATGGAGTTTTCGAAAAAAGCGTTATACCAGCATTTCACGAACTCCTGTAAGCCTAGAGCGTCTCGATGAGATCTAAATCTATATTCTATTTTTGGTAAATCGTCAGCACCAAAGTAAAACATTAAAAATGTATTTCCTGTCACATCCCCTAGTCTTGAAACAAGTTCTTGTGGGAACTGGTCAGAATTTTCAACACGATGTTCTTTAGATGGGCTTTTTTCTATTCCTTTATCTATTAGGTTTGCTAGAGCGTCCTCGTCTATAAAAGAGCTATAATCCTCTTCTTTTTCAATCTCATCAGATTCGTTGTAAGTTTCTTTAATGGATCTTATTCTTTCAACTTTAACAGCATAAAGCCAAGTATCTATAAATGATTGTAAAGCAAATGCCGATTTAGAATCATCAAAATTTGAAACAACCTCTGGTTGCGTGGTTTCATTGTTGAAATAAAATACTAAAAAACCACCATTAGCCCATTCATAAATTTCGTGCCTAATATTTGGAGGGATAGTAAGTGTTCTTTTTTTTCTCATATTTCTATTAAAAAGTTTTGTTTAAAAAAGTCTCTCGACAAATCTTTTATATCTTTTTTATAGATCTCAATCAAGGTAAAACTATTTTTTTCTAGCCACTCTGCCTTTTTCATATCTCTTTTTATAGAGTCTAAATATTTGGCTCTGGAATTATTGTGAAAAAATTTATTAAATTTATCATGCTGCTCTCCGTTTACTTCTATTGCTATCCGTTTAGTCGCATTTAGGATGTCAACCTTCATCCTTGTACCAAAGACTGGGAATTCTTCATAGACTACTTGACCGCTCCAGTATTGTCTAAAGAATTGCTTGGCATCAAATTGAAGTTTAGATCTAGACTTCGCATCCCAATCTATTAAGTATTTGGTGACATTTTTTGTTACTGACCTACCATAGATGTTATATAATCTCATCTTAGTTCTTTTCTGAGCAATCTCCAGCGGTCGCTGTCTATGGCTTTTTTGCCATCGTTAATTTGATAAATCATATCAAGAACTTCTTCTATGCTATTATAAATATAATGGTGTGGTAACATACCCATAATCCAGAGAGGCGTTTTTTGCTTGCCCCCATCCATAGAAATAAAAATGGGCTTTTTGGCTCGAACTGCTGTTACGAGCTCTTCTGCACTGCCCCAACTTGCTACTTCAGGAACAATATGAGCAATTATAAAGTCAGAACGATCAACAAGATTCAAATCATAATTACGCACAACGCGCATTCTTTCAGCGACATCGTTATAATACCTATTATCCATGTCATCGGACATTTTTTGGCGAGCCCCCTCGTCTTCTTCTACATCTTTTACGAAAGGTTTTCTGTAAGGATTAAAAGTAATTATATTTAGCTTTTGCAGTTCGTCTTCAACATATTCTCGCCAATTACGGCCACTAGTGTACTGCATATGACCTACTAAGTAGGTTCTTGTTTTTTCTAAAAGATTTTTCACTTTAATTATGACTTTTTAAGGACTTCGATGAATTTGCTAAATAAATACTTTCCAATTTTTGGGTTTTCTTCAAAGTATCTTCTAAGGTTATCCATTCCTTGGTGTTGCTGCTTGAAGTCTTCACCAGTATCTTTTTTGACTTCTGAAATTATATCTTCAGATACAGTAACCCAAGCACCAGCCTTCTTGATCATATCGAATTTTAGTAATTGATCGACAACTTCGTACTCAGCCCAGATTGATTTACCGTTGGTCCTACCGTAGCAAATAGGATAGTTTACCGAAATACCAGTTTTTTCATTAGGAGTCTTTTTGAATACTACTTTACACCAGTGACCTAATTGAGTTTTACCATCTTTATCAAAAATTACATCTCCTTTGAATCTTTGCTGAAACTCCATAATCCAATCACTATAATGCAGAAGGGCGTTGCCTCCAGATGCGTTAGTTAACTTAGGATCTGTTTTTTCATATGGGTTTATACTTACCTTACTTCTAACCTGAGACACCATAAAGCATATGTGACCTCGACTAGCTAATCCCAAAGCCATTCTTTTTAAGAAGTCCGAACTAAGTAAAGCACCACCAGCAACCTTAATAGCTTCATCAGCACCTTTCTGTAGATCTCCTCTTGGAACCAAGGCATCCATAGAGTCGATTATAAACATGTATCTAGTATCCGTTGGATTATCTTTAACTAGCTGCCTTATTAAATCGATAACCGTCTCATAAACATTAGATTTTACGACATACCACTTTTTAGGATCATCGTCTATGCCAGATCTTTCCACCATATCATTTGATAATCTACCTTCTGCTTTGATGTAAACCACCATGGAATTTTCCATCTTTTGAAAATTTCTTGCAAAAGAAAGGGCGCAGGAAGTTTTTCCGCCTTCAGCTACCCCAGAAGCTCTTATTATACCTGGTTTAATGCCGCCTCCCATTTCGATATCTAAACCTAAGCTTCCACTGGAAACTGAATAGTCTCTTTCTTCCTCGAAGTTGTAATGATCTCCTGTGTTTTGTTTAAGGTAGCTTTCTATTTGCTCTAAGGGGGATGAGCCAGCGGTGTTAGTTGTATTTTTTTTTCTCATTTTTTAAATAGATCAATAAATTTAGTTATTTTTTTTCCGAAGACTTGGGAATCTTTTCCTACTTTACCTGATTCGTAAGTAGTGTTCTTCTTAGTGATTATACCACTATTAAGTTTAAAAAAGTAATCTTTTTCCTGTAGAAACTTTTTACCTTTATTGGTCTCAAACCAATTTAATGAGTTTAAAGGGAAATCAATTTCAAACGATTTCCAGAAATTAAGATCTTTATATTTTTTAAAGAGGTTTTTTGCTACTTTTACTTCTCTGCCCCAGTCAGCGCCAGAAAAATTTTTTGCATTTGGTATGAAGCACCAGATTATATATTGAAACTTGTTGTTTATCTTAGGCTGTTTACCGCTTGAATCGAGTATTCTTTTATTGTTTAAAATAAAATTATTTTTCTTCGACTTCATTAAGGTCCGATCTTACCATTTTTCTAACTAAAAAGTCAAATGAATTTTTTGGTTCCCAGCCTAGCTTTTTTTTAGTTTCATTAGGGTCACCAAGTAGTAGTTCAACTTCATTTGGTCTATAAAATTTAGGGTTAATTACAACCAATGGAATAGCTTCGCTTGAGTTTAAATAAAATTTAGTTTTAAGTGGATCTGTTTCGTCTTCCATCCAATTTCCATTTATGCCAGCTTCTGAGAAAGCTTTTTCTACAAATTCTTTGATGGTATGAGTTTTTCCGCTAGCTAATAAATAATCATCTGGCTTGTCTTGATTCATCATAAGCCATATCCCTTCTACAAAATCTTCTGAATCACTCCAGTCTCTTTTCGCGTAAATATTTCCAAGCTCCATTGGGTTTATCTTGGACTGGTGTCCAGATTCTAGGTAGGCGGATATCTCTTTATGAAGTCTAGCTACATTTTTGGTAATCTTTCGAGTTACAAATTCTTCTCCTCTTTTGGTTCCTTCATGATTAAATAGAGTAGCATGTACAGCGTAAATCCCATAAGACTCTCTATACACTTTTACCATATGTCTAGCCGTGCATTTAGACGCACCGTAAGGGCTTCTAGGCTTTAGCGGGTGCTTCATGTCTTGAGGGGAGTAGTCAACGTCTCCAAACTCTTCACTGGAGCCAGCCGAGTAAAATCTGCATTTAGGAGAATGTTTTCTTATGGCTTCTAAAAACCTAATAACGCCACCAGCATTGGTGTCTAGAACGTGCAAAGGGGAATCCCAACTACAGCCAACGAATGAATTAGCTGCAAAGTTTATAATAAAATCAGGTTGAATCTCTCTAACTAAATTGTCAATGCTTACGGTGTCTGTAAGGTCGCCATATACTATTTGAAAGTTTTCATCATTTATGAATTTGCTGCAATTAGACATATTGGGATTGGATGATCTTCTAACCATGCCAAACACTTTATAGTCCTCGCCTTTTTTATTTAGACCTATAAGATATTCGCACATGTTAGCGCCATCTTGGCCTGTTACTCCAGTAATTAAAATTTTCTTACCCACTAAAAACTCCTTATGTTTTGCTCGTTAAGTTTAAACCATTTATAGGTTGATTCCAAGCCTTCTTTTAGGTTTATTTTATGATTCCATCCAAGCTTATTCAATCTACTACTATCTAATACTCTTCTTAAAGTGCCGTCTGGTTTTGAAGTGTCGAAAGATATCTCTCCCTCGTAGCCAACTACTTTTGATATTAAAAGAGCTAAGTTTTTTATACTTACTTCTTCTCCAGTTCCAATATTTATTTGAGATATATTCTCTTTATATATTTCCTCAAAATTACACTTTTCTAGGATATGTATGCAAGCATCGGCCATATCTGATACGTGTAAAAATTCTCTCATTGCCTCACCAGTTCCCCAAACCTCAACAGTTTTATCTTTATTTATTTTGGCTTCGTGGAATCTTCTAAGCAACGCTGGCAATACATGTGAGTTTTTGTTATGAAAATTATCATTTTCACCATACAGGTTTGCTGGCATGACCGACATATACTGCCTATCGTGTTGCTTGTAATAGCTTTCGCACATTTTTATACCAGCTATTTT